TCCAATAACCATCAACTTTTCTGATTTTTAATTTAAAGTTTGCACCTTTCCAGAAGTCAAACGGATTGATTGCCGCTTCGTCTTCAAAAGCAGGTTGCATTGCTTCAGTTATCTTATCAAATATCTTTTTACCAAATTTGTATAAGAACACTTTGCCTTCGTTCTCTGGATGTTTAGGATCAGACACCACTAGAATATTTGAGTAGTAAGATAATTTTCTTTTTCTCTTTCTAGCAATTTCTTTATCACTATCAACACCTGTATTCCAAAGTCTTGTGTTTTCTTCACTAACAGGATCTTTTTGATTTAAAGTTGTTAATGAGTTTTCAATATACCAACCACCTGGTCCTTGGAAAGCGTGAGACCATACTCTTTGCCAAGGCAAGTCTTCGCCTGACACAGCAGGTAAAAATCTAATAACAGCATAACCGTTACCAGTTTTATCTAACTCTGGTTTCCAAAATCTGTCGTCTTGGTATTTGTTTTTGTTTGATGAATCCTCAGGATTGAGGTTCGATTCAAGCGCCTTTGTAAGTTTATCAAAGTTACTTGATGATGATTTTAAAGTTTCAAAATCCATATTCGTATTCTCCTATATTTTTATATTCGTTATATTTGTGTTCCCTATATTGTCGGGATCATTATTATTTATAAGTCTTTTAAATGTATTTGCCAGTTTTTTTATCAAGTTTATGTGCTCTACTAGGTTTCACTAATCTATTTTCACCCTTTGGCCATCTCATTTTAATTTTCAATAAACTTCCATCGGTTTTCAAAATTTCTATATTGTGTCCATTAGGTTCACTATTATCCCAATATCTAACATAATTATTAATCTCAATAGTTTTAGTTGGCGTCTTTTTACTCATACCTTTTATAATACTCATATTATCAATATATCACTTTCCGAGCATATTGTCAAGCGTGGTATAGTCAATGTATTTAATATTACTCATACCTGCCCACGCCTCTGGTATTGTACTAATTGGGTCTGAACCATCGCCTCCGTTTGGATTTACCTTGTAGAAAGTGATGTTTAGATGTTCTTTTACTAGTTCTAACCATTGATTTATCCAGTTCACACTAGGTGTCTTATGTGCCTCTTTTAAACCATAATGTAGTGTGTCTTTGTACATATTGTTTAGTTTGTCATTATAACTCTCTAAATCGTGTCCTATAAGAAATACCTCATCTGGATTATTATCTTGTACTGCAAAATAACCTGATGTAGGACCTGCTGCCCAACCTCTATCTTTTGTATCGCCTGCTCTGTTTATCATATAATCATTTACTGATCTGACTTTATCATCTTCAGTAACCCAACTTACATTTATTGATGTATGATTAACTTTCTTTTCTTCTCTAGTCTTATTCTTTTTTAATATCTCTACAACACCTGCTAAATTAGAACCGTGTAAAACAAATTCTTTACGGTTGCCTCGTTCATTTGATTTAATTACATTTTCTTTTTTAATTAAATCGTAATCTTGGTCTGAATAGTTTTGACCTGCATATAATAATTGTTCGTACATTTCTCCAGGCATTGTACTCCAATCTCTAAACACACACTTATTGTCTTGTGCATAACCTGAATTGTATATCTCGTGCATTATACCCATATCAACTGCTGTGATAACATCTGGTGTAAAATCTCTATACAAAGCATTACAACCATATATCTTACCGTGTGGTCTTAATGATTCTAAATCAAAATCTTTACGACTTTCACCGTTACCAATACAGAATACTCTACCAGCCATACTTCTTCCAAAACTCTCTTACTTTGCTATAACTTCTAGTAAAGGAACCTGCTAATAATAATTGATTCATCATATATTCTTTTTCAAATTTTTTATCTTCTCTAATCTCAACTTGTGTAAAATCAGGTTCTTCTTTTGGTATTAGTATGAATTGTGCAAGAGGTGTTCCTGCTTTTAATATAATTTCTTTTTCATCATCTACACAATGCCAATACATAGGTATAGTTCCTACACCAGCAGGTCCTAATTCAGGATCAAGCACACCTGACATAGTTGTAAATCTATTATCATCTAACATAAATGGATGTGTTTGTAATAGTTTATACCCTTTAGGTATTCTTGCTTGCCAAGGTAAAACAATTTTAATTATTTTTTGCATTGTATTTTTTGGCCAGTTTTCAAAGAAAGGATAAAATGCGTGTGTTAAATGTTTTTGTACAATAGGTTCTCCTTGTGATTGAAAAGGTACATCAAATTTAATATCTTCACCATTACCTATTGTTTGTATTTTTATATCTTGGTGCAATCTCATTATCCAACCTGTGTTTTGTACCATTTGAAGTGATGGACATTTTGCTGTGTGTCTTTCTTCGTTGTCTGTACTCTTTTGTCCTGGCATTAGTTTTGGTGCCTCGTAATCTCGTCTATGTGGTGCCGCTATTGAACCGTTTGTTTTCATATCTTGTACTGCCTTTTTAATCCAAGAGTGTTTGTATTCAGACGCTCTTATTATAGGCATAACTTCTTCTACGCCAGGCATAGTACAAATAAATTCTAAATTAGGTTTATCCATTTTTAATTACCTCTTTCATTATTAATTTACATTCAGTTATATTATATTTTATAAATGGTTTCAACTTGGCAACCTTATGTGCGATTTTAGGCCAGACAATATTCTCTTTAATTTCCTTATTCCAATTTTTGATAAACGATAAGATTTGGTCAAGCACAACGAAGGATTGGAAAGACGTTCTTTTCTGGATAAGTAAACGTAAAAGTCGTGGATGTTGTCCATTATGGCAAACGAAACCATCATCAAAAGAAAGACGCTTACTGCCAAAGTCATTAAGAATATTAACAAAGTCGTTTCTAAAATGAAATTTAAAGTTCTCTTTAACTTTTTTATAATTAAGATATATCTCTCGTCCATCATTCTCTAATAAGTTACCAATCCAGTTCTTGTCTTTGTCAATAAAATTTGCAACAAAGAAATCAAGTATTTCATCTTGTTTGTATTTTGTGCTAAGTTTATGAAAAAAATATCTATCATTTCTTTTTGTAAATGTATCTAGTTTTATATTTACTTTACCATCATAGTCAAAATAATTATAGTTGGTAGTAAAATGTAATTTAACTGCCATATAGACTCTAAAAACATCAAACCCTCCATACATTATTGTTTATCCCTATTTTCATCATAACCATAATCATATATGATACTTATAACAGCAAAAAATATACCTATACCTATAATACCCCATAGACCTTTATCAACTTCTACAAATAATAGATGATAAAGATACTCTAAACCATTCATACAGGTAAGGTTCCACCTTTCTTTTCTTTTAACATTTTAAGATTGATTGCTTCGTTTTTGATTTTTTCTTTTAATGACTTGTTGACCATAGAGTTTATAGTTCCTACATCAACATCAATTTCTTTACAATAATCAATAATAGCATCCATATAAGATGTTCTTTTTTCTCTAACTATTGATTCTATTTTTAAACTAAATTCTTTACTATTCATAGGTACATTATAACATATTCTGTTATAAAAGTCTAGTGTGGCCTCACGCTAGCGAGACCACAATAGGGGCCCACCCAACCTTTGTGTTAGGTATTCTATAATTATTTACAACTTCTTAAATAGTCAACAACATTTTTAGGTGTTGATTCTATATAAGGGTCATCATCTAAACCTTCATTATTGATACCTGGTTCTTGCCACCATTTTTCAACAACGCCATCATCTATGACTGCCATATATCGCCAACTTCTCATACCAAAACCTAAATGATTTTTACCTATTAGCATACCCATAAATCTAGTGAAGTTACCTGATCCATCAGGTATCATCTTAACTTGTTCTATGCCCATATGTTTGCCCCAAGCATTCATAACATAGGAATCGTTTACTGAAACACAATAAACTTCGTCTACCGCCAGTAATTTAATCTGATTGTATTCTTTTTCAAATCCAGGTAATTGTTGAGAGGAACAAGTAGGTGTAAATGCACCAGGCAGAGAAAATAATACGACACGTTTACCTTTAAAGTAATCGTCTGTTGTCATATTTTTCCATTGACCACCTATAGCACAACCGCCATCGGTTTCTTCTTCATCACCGATCCTTGTTCTAAAGGTCACTTTTGGGATTTTAAATCCGTCTTTCATAATCACTCCTATAATTTAACGCCTGTTTCTGTTACGAGGTACAGGCAAACCCTAAGCAACTTTACGCTGCTAAAGCATAACTTTCGTTAGCATTTATAAATTGACATTACGGTGTCAGCGATTAAACTCCAACAAGTTTTAGTAGCAGTCGAATCTAACTCACCCCCTTACAACACACTTAAATGTGTTCTAAATTGGTGGAGGTGGTGGGTACTGCCCCCACGTCCTCACTAGTTATTATCTTGTCTTCAACATTTAATTCTATAAATCTTTTTCTATTAGACCATCATTAATTCTTAAATCAAAAGTTCTAAACACTATACAAGTCTGATTAGGACTATCAGGTGTTGAAACAGCAGCAAAAGTCTGACCACTATCATTTAAATAGTACACCACGATATAAACGATTTGACCATTAGGCGAACCGTTTTCTCGTCCTACACTCATATTGACAGGAATAAAGTTTTTGTCGTTTGCCCACCTTTGTATTTCATCTGAAGTAGAGCATACGGCAGGTATTTGTTCCCACCAAAAATTGTATTTTTTAATATCACTTTCTTGCTCTTCGTGTTCAGCATATGCAAAACTAGCAAGCAGTAAACTTAAAATTAGTATTAGTCTTTTCATCTTATCTTTCTTGTTTAGATAAGATGTTTATTTAATGTTCTTAATCTTATCTTTGTTTAGGTCTTCGTAATATTTATAAAAGTCTTTGATAGCTTTACCCAGCGACTCTTCGTAGTCCTTTTTATCTTTCTTATAACAAGCAACTGAACCATCTTCGCCTGCAAGTAAGATTACAATTTGTTCTATGGGTTTTTTGAATATCTCCTCATACATAATCGCATAAGCGGTACATTGTAAGAAATAATTATCAATCCAACTTTCTTGTCGTTCTTTATTTGCTGTTTTAAAATCTATTACTGATAATTTACCATTATACTCAGCAACACAATCAACTTGACCTGCAACGGTCAATTTATGTGAATACATTATTGCCTCTAGTAAATGAATATTGTTAATCTGATCTACATAAGGTTTTAATAATTTAAATAGACCTAATGGTAATACACTTCTCTCACTAGGAGTTTCACTTTTTAAGTATTGTTCAATCAGGTTATGCGTTGCTGTTCCTCTACGAGCAGCACGAGCCATCTCCCAATTAGCAGCGCCTTCTCCTACACTTTCACGCCACTTTGTTAATCCTTCTTTTTTTCTGATATTTAAAACGGTTGTGATAGACGGATAGTTCTTGCCATCAATTTCGTAAAATCTATGACCATCTATTCGTCTACCTTTTGTCTTCGGTAATAAGTCTTTGTTGACTTCTTTAAATGTAAATTTACTCATAATATATTAATATAACATTATATTGTCAAAAAGTCAAGCGCTAGATAGACCTGTGTAACATATAATGGTCCACAAGTTTATTGCGATCCTTTACTTGTTCATTGTTAAGAGTTTCAACCGCTCAACTAGGGTCGTACGGTTCATATACCGTCTTACCATCATCATTTCTATATGCTCTGAGCACCTGTTTTCTGTTATCTTCATCATTCTTATAGGAACAATGAATCCACCCACTATTAGGTTCCTCAGGTTTATGAAATTCCAATATCAACTGGTCAAAATTTAAGTGATCTATGATGTATTTTGCTAATTCAGCATTAGGCACACCAAAGATTTCAAAATCAGCCGCCTGGCCCTTGGCGTGCTGTGATTTTAAACTTGACCCAATCTTTACGCATAACTCTGGTGAACGGTATCCACTAGATACTGATACTACTTTGCCGTAATGATCTCGGACAGGTTGTAGTATATTCTCACATAGTTTTTTTAAATTATCCATATGATCTTCGCTAGGATTATTCGTAATACCGTGTCTGTCTGCCGTTTGAGAGGCAGTCATTTCCTTAAGCGAAAAGTTGTTGCTTAGTTTCATTTATTTTTTCCTTTGCTTTTAATTTCATCTTCTTTAGAGTTCTTAAATCATACCAAGTGCCTGTTGATCTATCGTTATTTCTTTTTTCTTCCATATCTCTAACTGCTCTTTTTAGTTCTTTATGTTTTGCTTTTGCTGACATATTATCCCCTTGTAAGTTTTAGTATTTTCTCTATTTGTGCCTTTATAATTGGTCCTCTATTTGGCCAATGTATATATGGTTCGTCTGATTTAGAAAGATTGTATAAAAACGGCAATACAATTTTCTCAATATCTTTAAATCTTTTTAATGTATCTTCATCTGATATTTCTTTTGTGATAGTATCTTTTTCTGCTACTATCTGCATTATCTCATTCATCATTGACTTTATATCGCCAACATCTGATTTTACTTTAGATAATTCTATATTAGTTCCTTCTACAACTTTAGGATCAATACTAGGTTTATCTGATTCAGGTTTAGAAGTAACTGGTGTGAAACCCCAATCATCTGAAGTATCAAACTCTCGCATATAATCTGGTATATCTTTTGCCATTATTTTTTCCTTCTACTTGCTATTCTTTGTTTATTCTTTTTTAATGCTTGTTGAGTTTTAATTTGTTTGATTGATTTCTTACCATATCTTTCGGCAAGTGGACTAGTAGGATGTGCCTCAGCAATCCTTGACATATTTTCTTTCCAACCTTGGTCATTTTTATGTGTGAGTCCTGAAACTCCTGCAACTATATTTATTGGAACAATAACTTGTGAAATGTGATGATTTTTGTCTAGGTACTCTTCCATTTCTGATATTGCCATCATCTTTGTAAATTCTTTTCTAGTTCTTTTATTGAAAAATGTATAGGTTGGCATTATTGATAACTTGCATATACAACAAAAGCAATACACATAATAAAACATATTGCAAGTGTATGATTACCTAAATTCCAAAAACTTGTACCCACGTTAGTAGGATTTTTAGGATCAATCATTATTTCTTTTGTTGTTAAATCTTTTTTAATTAATTTAGGACCTTGTATTAGATCATTACCGTATTGATCTTCGGTCTCAAATAATTGTTGTTGTTCACTCATTAAAAATATTTTTTAAGTATTTCTAATTGTTCATCATACTTAGCAATTATAGCAAGTTCTTTTTCAATTGTTTCTAGTGTATCAGGATGCTCTGCTATACCAGCAGTTTTCTCTAATAACACTTCTACATTTGCTTTGTGTTTTGCTATATGACCTTCAGCGTGTTTCTTTAATGCTTCTATTATTTCACTTCGCATTTTTTTTCTCCTTTAATATTCTTCCATAGTTTGGCCATCCAAATTTATCAGGCGACTCATCTGTATATCGCCATCTTATAACTCCTGTATTAGGATTTCGTTCAAATATTTTTTCTCTTTTTTCTTTTCTTTTCTTTGCCATTTTCTATCTTTTCTTTAGGGTTAGGACTTGCTAAGAAATCATATGTAGCACTATGTATACCTGAATCTTGTTGTTGTGCTATTTTCTGAGCAAAAGTTTCTTTGAATTTAATTCTTTGTCTTATTGCCATTATCATCCTCAATATTGTTATGAAATAGACCGTCCCTCAATATTTTTTCTTCATCAAAGGTAAATGGTCTAATCATATTCTTACCTCTATCTCGTCTTTCTTTTGCTTGTCTTTTACTTTCTATATAAGACAATTGTTCCATATCATCCATTTGCGCCATCTTGTATTCCTTCTTTGTACCAGTCAGGCATAACTGCATTTGGTTTTTCCCACTTAGCAAATCTTCTTTTCTCTAGTATATAGTATTTTCTATATGACCCTACAACATCATTAGGTATCTTACAATGATCTGGCATTGCTGGTGTAGCGTCTGTGCCTATTACATCTACTCTAGCATTTTTTGGTGGTGTTTTTAGTAATTCAGCAAGTTTAGTTACTGAAATATGGTCTTTATCTTTTTGCCATCTTAATTTGTATTCTTCATTCAAAGCAAGAAAATGTTTGTACAACCATATGTAATTGTAAGCAGATTTCAAAACCCATTGTGTACTAGGGTGACCTAACCAACCTGCTTTGTATATGATTGCTTCTTCGTTTGAGTTCTCTAGTCGCCATCTTTTTATCTTACGACCATTTTTTGTAGTATCAAAATATTCTTTGCCGTCTAATACTCTTTTAGCAGTACATAGCATTTGAGCAGACTCTAATATCATTTTGATAATATGTTTATCACACATCATCTTAGCAGCAGTTTCTGGATTTTTATCTACGTAAAATATATTCATATTACCACCCCATATATCCTTTGAACAAACAACCTGCAATCACCATAAAACCAATAAAAAATCCTGGTATCATAACTGCTGGGTGCATACGCTCCATTATATATCTATCTTCTTCTTCTCTTTTTTCCCACTCGTTCATTAATTTATAGTTCTTCTAAAATATTCCATCTTATTATATTTTTCACATAATGCTTTGAAAGTATTATACCAATGATTTTTACCCCAATCACTAGTTGCCTCTCTACATTTTGTTTCTGCATTTTTGATTCTTCTCATCTGCAAATCAGGATGTATTTTAATATCTTTCATATCTATATAATATATCACTTTTTACCACCATTGTCAAGCACAGGATGTTTCTGATTATACTCAACTTCTTGGCATATTGCTTCTAATCCGTCTTTCAAAACCCTACGAATCTTGCAATCATAACCTGTAATTTTAGATAAAAACTGGTCGTCTGTTGTTTTTTTATCGTTAGCGGCAAGACCTAGATCAACACCACCCTTAATATAAGTAATTGTCTTATATGATTCGTATGTAGTTGTAGATGTACCAACAACTGCTGGTAAAGTACCACACGCATTTAGTAATAGTACACTACTTATTATTAATATTCGGGTCATTCCACTCCATTATTTGATCTAGTTTAAGTCTTATCTCATCTGGATCAAGTCCTAAATTTTTCAATTCTTCAGTTCCCATTTTAGCAAAAAATTCTTCGTAATCTCTATTTGTTATATTTCTTTTACCTAGTTTGTTAAAAAAGTTCTTATATATTTTTTGTTTTTCTATATAATCTCTTGCTCTTGCTTTTGCATTAACGGCTTCTTTTTGCCAGTCTTTTTGTTTTTGATTTTCTAATTTCTTACCACGCCATTGTCTTAATGATATGTTAGCAGCGATCAATAGTAATACTGCTAATGGGTCAAATACAAATATTAATATTAATATAATAATTCTAACTGCTTCATCAAAATGATCTTTTGCATTATCGCCATAAATTAATTCTGCAACATATTTTAATGGACCTACATCTGCCTCTATTTTTAATTGTTCTATTTCTATATTACTCTTTTCAGTTGTAAGTCTAGCAATTTCATTCATTGCCTTTTTAATTTCTGCATTAAGTAAATCTCGTTCTTCTTTTTGTTTCTTACGTTCTTTTAATCCTCTAGTTACATATTCTTTGCTTATATAAACATCTAACGCCTTGTCTAATCTATCTAAAGTATTTTCTGACCTATCTATTATAAGTTGTTGTTGATTAATTTGTTTATCTATTAATGCTA